TCGACAAAGATCCGGTCAGTCTCGAAATTGTATTCACGCGGCGACGTCGTGCTTTCGAATTTTCCGTCCAGCGAAAGCCGGGCCAGAAAACTTGCGGCATAGTCGGCCGCATAGGCGCGATAGACGCCGGAAAAATCCACTGCGTCTTGAGCCTTCTGTACCAGGCAATCCGGCGCGGATTTTGTCCCGGTGTCCCGATCGGTGAACATTTGTTCAAATGCCCTATCCACTTCCTCGGAGTGAATAGAGCAATAGAACCCGCCGAACGGAATAGTTGACAGAAAAGTGTCGTCCTTGGCCACAGTGCTTTCCTTCCTTGTTTGATTGTCCAGTAATACGGCCGCGCGTTGACGGCCGCATTGGTTGACAATCAATCCGCAAGCTCTTCCGGCTCTTCCGGCTCTTCCCAAGCGTCAATCAATTCAGACAGTGCGGCGTCGATGCGCGCGCGAATTTCGCCATATGCAAGGGTAGTCGCCAAAGAGCCAAACGTGACGTCTTCCGGTAGGCCGGCATCCTGTAAAAACTCTTCCCCTTGCGCAATGTCGCAAGAGGCACAAAGCCGGATTGCCTTGTAAGTGTAGATCACCCACTGGTGGCCGGCGGCCGCCTCATGCGCGCGGTCTGACATATCGCCCCGGTAGTCTTCCGGGTTTTCTGCGGGTTTGCCTTCCATAAATTCTGCGTAAATGTCGGCCGCGAGTTGCGCGCATTCTGCGTCAAGCTCGTGATCGTCAATTTGAAAGTCTGACATTTTGGGGGATCCTCTTAGGTTTGTTGGATTGTGTAGGACGTCAAGACAGACAGTCTAGGCGCGCAATTTCGGCCGATCGGCCAAGTTCTTGCGCGCGTCTTGAACTGCGATACGTACCATGTCGGAGAAGTAAGACCCGCACTTTCCGGCGGTACTCATCCGCGCTTCGTATATCCGCCGCGCAGGGCGATAGGTCACGCGTTCAATTTGCAATGTCCAAAGGTGTCGCGGTACGCCTTGCCAGCGTTCACAAGGCGCGCCTCAAGGTCGGTCAAGGCAGCGACGGCCGCGCGATAGGCGGCCTGTACAGGTTCAGGCGCGGCCGCTAGGCAATCGTTAAACCTAGTGTCTTGAGTAGCCGCGAAAGAGTAGACGCGATCGCTTGTCGCGAAGACTAGCATTTGCGCGTTATGGTGCTGGATCTTGTCGGTTTTGGTGGCTTTGGGCATGACGGGCTTTCCTTGTGTCAGAGTTTGCTAACCGCGCGCCACACGTCAGACCAATTCGGGCCGGTGCACTCGGGGGCGTTCTTGGGGGCGTCCCTCATGTCGCGGTCAAGGCGCGCGGCCGACTGTTCGATTTCGTGGTAGTAAGCGCGGCCTTGAAAAACGTCTTCCGCAGCGCGCCAGAGGCGTTTGGCGCGCGACGCGTACAGTGTGCGGGACATGACGTCTTGATTGCGGCTCAAGTGATAGCAGCGCGCAATTTCCGCTTGGATTTGGTCTCGGGTGTGGGTGACGCTGGCGAACATGTTAGGCGGTCCTTTTTTGGTGTGGTCAAACGGCGGTTGACGCCACGGCGGCCGCCTTCAGTGCGCGAAGTGCGGCGGTCAGCTTGACGCGGCCGTCAGCATCGCGCGGCGACGTGTCGCGCGCGTCATAGTAGCTTTTCCATGCTTGCGTAGGGCAATGGATGCCAGAAGCGGAAACGAGGTCAGCGGCGGCGCGGCGGTTGCGCGCGGCTGCGATAAGGTCAAGCGGGTCCATTTTGTTTGTCCTTTGTTTGTCGGTGTCTGTAGTCACTTCATACAGGTGTGTTACACCATTTGCAAGCGGATTTTGTCGGGTTCGTATGATGATTTTGCGCCAACTTGACAGTGTCAAGTTGCGGGAGCGGGCGAAGTGTGTAACACTTTTTACCGGATGGTAAAAAATAGGATTGGGGATGATGCGAAGAAACGGTCGCTTAACACAAGCCGAAGGGACTTTTGTGGCGCATATGGCCGCCACGGGCGACACCGCCTATGCGGCCGCGAAAGCTGGTTACACGCAACCGGGTAGGGAAGGCGGCCGCCTTCTCGAGCGGCCGCTAGTGCGGGAAGAGGTTCTCCGGCTTCAGATGGAAAGGCTAGTCGGGGAAGGTGTCCCGGCCGCCCTAAACTGCTTGCTGGAGATAACAGGCAATCCGAAAGCGCCGGCGGGGGCCAGAGTACAGGCGGCCAAGGTATTGATGGATAAGGCCGGGTTCGGCATATCCGATGCAATGCAAGGCAAGGAACCGCATGAAATGTCGCCGGGGGAATTAGCTGAAGCAATCGCCAAGCTGGAAGCAATGGCGGCCGCAAAAGCAACGCCAGTCGGTCCAGGTCCTGACGTTTTCGACTGACTTGTGCGCAATGCGCGCGCAACCTAACCGCCTAACCTATTGATAAGGCGCAACTGTCTACTGTCTAGGTTAGACAGTTAGGCGGCCCGGCCGCGCCCTGCCCCCGCGCGCGCCGGCCGGGCCGCCGCACCCCCGGCCCCCAGTCCGCCCGCTTCGGCGGAAACTGCATCGGACGCCCGGAGAAATTTGCGCCCCGCCGATACTTCGGGACGCCGTGTCCTCCGACGTCCAGCCCTATCTCTGACGCGGCGCCGTGTCCTCCGACGTCCAGCCGTATCGTCGTTAAGCCGCATCGCCGCAGCGCCGCACCGGCCCGACCAGTCGCCCCGCGCTCAGACCCGTCTCGCTTGCTTTCTGTATGATTTGTAGGCATATTTGCCGCGTCGTATCAGACAGGGACAAGCCCATGCCAGCCCCAACGTCACCGGAAGAGGCCGCGCGTCGGCGCAAAGCCATCGCTGCGGCCAAAGCATCGGGCGTCAAGAACCCCTACACCATCGCCGCCGAAGCCTTGGGCGTGAGCCGCAACACGCTCTTTCAGTGGGACCGGAATTACACACCGCAGGACGTGGCCATCGAGGCGGCGAAGACGGCGGTCAGGACCGCGCTTTCGCCGGCCTTGGTGTGGGCCAAGACCAAGCCCGACGAGGATGGCAACAGTTTCTCGGTGCTTCTGAAGCCGCAGGCGACGGAGGGGCCGGATCTCGTGGAGATGATGGCCGAGGCGTTCGCCGACATTCCGGTCGCGCCGGGCCATGCAATCGGTGACGTTCCATCGCGAGGACGGTCTGGTGCAGCGGAATTACGACCCGGTGACGCGCTTAGGTCAAGTTTGAACGCTTGATTGTTCCGGTTTCAAGCCTTTTGCCTTGACGGAAGTGGGGTTGTTTTTTGTCTGAAATGTCTGGTATAGTCGGCCAACATTTACTTTGGGGGCCGACATGGCGATTTCACCCGTTACCCTTGCGCTCACCGGCACCTACGTCTGTTTGAACTCCGCTTCTGCGGCTTCTGGTTCGGTGTCGGTGTACCCGATCGACGGGGACATCTGGCTTCAGTGGGGCGCTACGACGACGCTTCCGACGAATGACGCCGGGGCCATCCCGCTCGGGCCGGCTGGCCAAGGCGCGGCAGTGATCAATCAGACTTTGGCCGCGTTGTGGCCGGGCGCTGCGTCTCCTGCGTATCTGTTCGCCCGGACGAAGAGCGGCGTCGGCGGCAACGTGGCGGTGTCCTGTGCTTAATGGATTGCGCGCACTGAACGGCCTGTCAGGGCTGCGATCTAGAAGCGGAAGCCAAGTTCGTTCCGTAGACATTTCTGGCGCAGAACTTGTCACGAACGGCAAGTTTCCGACCGATCTGACCGGATGGACTGATGGCAGTTCGGCGGGCGGGGCTATCTCGTGGGTCGCTGGTAAGATGCGGGCCACAAATACCACCGGAACAGCTAGAGGCCAGCAGTCCGTCGCTGTCACAAGTGGGCAGCGGTATGCTTTCTTTGCCCAAAATACCGGAACCGTGGCAGGCTCTGTTGCGCTCAGCAGTAGCGGCTTTGGGGCGTCCGAATATCTGAACTTTGCTACAAACGGCGCAATCGCTGCACAGGCGGGGGTGACGGAATTCACGGCGACGACTGCAACAACATTTATTCAACTTGGGCAAGGTGTTGTCGGATCGTCAAACTGGGATAACGTTTCGCTGCGGAAGCTGACGCCTACTGTATTTTCTACGGGCCGCGTGTTTTCTGACGATTTCAGTGTCAAGCCTGATGGGCCACTTGATACCACGCCGGACGGCCTGCTTTGGAGAAATATGGCACCTCAGAATGGAGTGCATGTCTATCCCTACATTGCCAGCGGTAAGCTGGCAGTCACTGCATCAGGGGATGCGTCTGGCACGACTGCATCATATCCCTATCTCAATTTTGGTACGGGGAAAGTCGCGTCAATCTACTGCGATATTCAATGGCCTGCATCTGGATCAATCGCCATGATTTCAGTGCAGCCGACAGGTACTCTTCTGACCGTCTCCAACATTACCACAAATTCTTTGCATATCGTCTTCACTGATACGAAGGTGGATATAACAACCTACGTTTCCAGCGCCGCTACAACTGAAAGCGTAAATTACGGCGCAGCTTGCGTTTTGGATGGCCGTACATATGCGAATGTTGGATGGTCATTGAACGGCAGCACCTTAGTCATTCGCCTGCCGGGTGGCACGTCTATCACGCGGACGGACAGTAAGTTTTCTCAGGTGCAAGGCTCATGCGGTGTTGTCGAACACTTTTACCAGACGGCAACGCCTGGCCCTGTGACGGTCAGTAAAGTATCAATGGGGTTGGGCTGATCGGCGTGAATAGCTGGCTCGTCCCCTGCATCATCCTCGGCGCTGCGGTGTGGGCCGTGGCGTTGTGGCACGTAGTTTAAGCGAAAGGACGCTCCGATGGACCCGCAGAACCTCTTCAATATCGCAGCGGGTGTCGCGCTGGCGGTCGTCGGATGGCTGGCCCGCGAACTGTGGAGCGCCGTGAAGGCTCTTCGGACGGACTTGCAAAAGTTGGAAGTGTCGCTGCCCACCAGCTACGTCGCCAAGGCCGATTTCAAGGACGCTTTGGACAAAATCGAAGCCGGCCTTGACCGGATTTACGCGAAATTGGACGGAAAGGCCGACAAGTGACCTATTCCCTCGGACCCCGCAGCCGCGCCAATCTGATCGGAGCCCACCCGGACCTGATCCGCATTGTGGAAGGGGCCATCGTCCTGTCCACGGTCGATTTCGGCGTCACAGGCAAGGCCGTGCGGACGCCGGAAGAGCAGCACGCGCTGTTCTTGAAGGGCGTCACGCAGAAGGACGGCTACAAGAGCAAGTCCAACCACCAGCCGCACGAAGACGGCTTCGGTCACGCGGTGGATTTGACGCCGTTCGTGGACGGCAAACCGATCGTAACGGAAGCCGCGTGGGGCCTATACCCGGCCGTCGCGTCGGCCATGAGCCAGTCCGCCAAAGCCCTCGGGCTGGCCAACCGGCTGACGTGGGGCTGCAACTGGTTTGAGACGATGGACCGCTATGGCAGCGCCCCGTCCGACATGCAGGACGCGCTCAATCGGTACAAACGGAAACACCCAGGCCCCGATTTTGTCGACGGGCCGCACTTCCAACTGTCTTGAAAGGACACAACCATGAGTGCTGAAGAAATCGGCGGCGTCGTCCGCACCATCGCGGCCGCAGGCTTTGGCGTGCTGGTCGGCAAAGGCATCATTGACGCGGCCACCGCGACGGCCCTCGGCGGGGCAGTCGGCACCATCGCGATTGCGATCTGGTCCGTCTGGTCCAAGCGCCGCGCCGCCTGATGTGGGCGGTAGTTCTTGCCATCTTGCGGGCTATCGGGGGCGTCCTGATAGCCCGGCAAGGGCGGCAAGCGGCAGAACTGCGCGACCTGAAACAAGCGGAGCAAATTCATGTGGACGCTGCGGCCTCTCGCAAGCCTATCGCTGATCCTGATACCGTCTTGCGCGCCAGTGGGCGGCTACGCGACTAGCGCCGTTTGCGCGGAACTGCGCGCCGATCTGCCGTCGTGGTCGTCGCACGACACCGCGCAATCGCGCGCAGAAGGGGCGCGGTTTGTGACCACGTTCTCCGCGATTTGCGGGTAGGAGAACACTTTGCCTGATATGCGCCGCGTCAACCCGAAGACCGGGCTCCGCTACGGTTTCGAAGCCGAGCAAGCGGCGAAGAAGGCTGCCGAGCCCTCGGACGCGGACATCGGCAAGGCCCTGACGCTGATGAAGCGCCAGCAGAAGATCCACGCCGCGCGGGATCATTTGCTGGACTTCACTGAGTTCACGATGCCCGACCCGGCGCACCCGAATGACGCGACGAAGTCGTCTTACGAAGCGGCGCAGTTCCATCGGGAAGTGGCCGCGGCGCTGGAGGCCGTAGAACGCGGCGAAATCCAACAGTTGATTTTTGCGATGCCCCCTCGCCACGGTAAAACCCAACTCGCCACGAAGAGTTTTGCCGCCTGGATGAGCGGCCGGCACCCGACGTGGAATTTGGCCATTGCCTCGTACTCAGACACGATGGCCGAGGACATGGGCGCCGACACGCGGTCGATATTGACCTCCGCGCAATTCAAGCAAGTCTTCTCCGGGTATTCGCTGCGGCGTGGCGGCTCGGCCAAGGCCAACATCCAAACCGCAGCCGGGGGCCGTTTGGTGTTCGTCGGTCGCGGCGGGGCGCTGACGGGTCGGGGTGCAGATTGCCTACTCATCGACGATTTGTACAAGGACCACGAAGAGGCCCGGTCGCAGACGATCCGGGATCAAGCGTGGAACTGGTTCACGAAAGTCGCGATGACGCGCCGGATGGGCCGGAAGCTGGTGATCATCACTATGACGCGCTGGCACTCCGACGACATCATCGGCCGGATCACTGACCCGGAGAACCCTTGCTACAACGCCATCGAGGCGAAGAAGTGGAAGATCATCCGGCTCCCGGCTATCGCCGAGGAAGAGGATCCGCTCGGCCGCGCCGAGGGCGAGGTTCTGTGGCCGGAACGCTTTGACCTGGACTTCATGCAGTCGCAGCAGCGCCTTGACCCGCTCGGCTTCGCGGCCCTGTACCAACAGCGGCCAACGGTGGCTGATGGCGTGCTGTTTCGCCGCGAGAACCTTCAGTTCTACAAAATGTCCGATCTGCCCGAGGATCTGCGGATTTACTGCGCGTCGGACCACGCTGTCGCAACTGGCCAGCGGAATGACTACACGGTCTTGCTGAAGGTCGGCATAGACCGGCAAAACAACATCTGGCTCTTGGACTGCTTCCGCGCCAAGGTCCCGACCGATCAGGCCGTGGAGGCGATGCTGGCGATGGCTGGCGGCAAGCAGCGGCCTTTGCTCTGGTGGGCGGAACGCGGCCACATCTCCAAGTCCATCGGGCCGTTTCTGCGCAAGCGGATGGACGAGACGGGCACCTACATCAACCTCGTCGAAGTGACGCCGGTTGGCGATAAGGAACAGCGCGCGCAATCTATCGCAGCGCGCGTCGCAATGGGCAAAGTCTACCTGCCGAGCGAAAAGCCGTGGACTGAAAAGATCGTCAGCGAGTTGCTGGCCTTCCCGAACGGAATACACGATGACGCGGTGGACGCTTTGGCGTATATTGGCCTTGGATTGCAAAGCCAATTCGGCCCCGGCCGGGATCGGGCGAAGGAAGAAAAGGCCAAGCGCCCCGAATACGGGACGCTGGCTTGGGTGAAACTGGCCGATAAATGGGCCGAGCAAGAGCGTGCCCGCAAGGCCGCAGGGGGCTTTTGATGTCTGATTTGACGGGCGACAACACAATGCAGATTGACAGCAACGACAGCCCGTCGTTGTCTGTCACGGGGACCGAGCAAACCGCGCCCGACGCGACGCCGCAGGAAATCAACCTCGTCAAGCAGATCATCCAGACGATCAAGGCCGACAAGCGGCACCATAAGATCGCCTTCGACCGTATGCGCCACGACATGCAGATCGCGACGTGGGGTGCTGACAAGACTTGGATCAAAGAGAACTACGTCGCCAATATCGCGGGCCGCCATATCCGGCAGAAGACCGCCGCGCTCTACGCGAAGAACCCGAAAGTCTCCGCGCGGCGCCGGGAGCAGATTGACTTCGCTATTTGGGACGAAAACCCGCAATCGCTCATGATCGCCATGCAGACCGTCATGGCGGGGCAAGCCGCCGTGCAAGCCGCCGCCACGACGCCCGCGCCGATGCCTGCCGACCCTATGGCAGCACCCGCAGCCGCGCCCGGCGCGCCGCAAGAGGGCTGGCAGGGCAGCGTCAGCATGTCGGGTACGCCGGGGGGCAATATGGACCCGCGTATGCGCGTCTCGGCGCCCACGCTCGGCCACAACGGGGGGCCGGCGTTGCCGCCCGTGCCGCAAATGCCGCCCGGCTTCGATCAGGCAATGGCGCTCGTCGCGGACTTCCAGCAAGGGCTCCAGCGCCGTCAGATGTACGACAAGATCGGCAAAACGCTGGAGATCCTGTTTGCGACGGCGCTGGCGAACCAGCAGCCGATCGACTTCAAACGCGGCATGAAGGCCGTAGTGCGGCGCGCACTGACGACCGGCGTCGCCTATGTGGAACTCGGCTTCCAGCGCGAAATGGGGCCGCGCGCCGGGTTGACGGAGCAGTTGGCCGACGCCCGCGTGCGGCTTGACCACTTGAAATCCCTGTCGGAGGAAGTGGCCTCTGGCGAATACGACGAGGACAGCGCCGAAAAGGCGGAACTCGAATTGTCGATGGCGTCGCTTCAGGCCGAGCCCGAGATCGTGCTTCGCGAAGGTCTGATCATCGACTACCCAATGTCAACGAAAGTGATCCCCGACAAGCTGACCAAGCAACTGGATGGCTTCGTCGGTGCGCGGCACCTGACGATCGAATACGCCTACTCCGTCGAAGAGGTCGAAGAAATTTTCGGCGTGGACATGGAAGACGGCTACACGTCTTACGAAACGGACGACGCCACGTCGCGGGACGCCGGCGCAAACACCGTTCACGACGACAACTACATTCCGACCACCAGCGACAAGAAGGGCGGCATGGTCTGCGTGTGGAAGCACTACGACAAGCCGACCGGCCTCGTCTACTACGTGGCAGACGGCTACAAGGGCTTCCTGCGGCCGCCCGCGGCCCCCGACGTCTTTGTGGAGAACTTCTGGCCGGTCTACGCGCTGACGTTCAACGCGACCGAAAACGAGCACGAGGTCTTCCCGCCGTCCGACGTGTCTTTGCTGATGGACATGCAGAAGGAATACAACCGTTCGCGCCAAGGGCTCCGGGAGCACCGGGAAGCGGCCCGCCCGCGGTGGGTGGCCGCCAACGGCGCCTTTGACAGCGAAGAGGACCCGCTGCGCCTGAAGACGATGAAGCCCTTCGAACTGGCCATGCTCGGCATGGCTCCGGGCACGAAGATCAGCGACATTCTGCAAGTCATCCCCGTGCCGGGCGTCGACCCGAACCTTTATGAGACGGGGCCGATCTTCACCGACACGCAGCTTGTCGTCGGCGCGCAGGAAGCGCAGTTCGGCGGCGTGAGCAAGGCCACCGCCACGGAAGCGGCGATCGCGTCCAACTCCAGCACTTCGGCCGACGCGTCTTCGATTGACGATTTGGACGCGTTCCTGTCGGCGATTGCGCGGGCGGGCGGCCAGATCATGCAGCGCGAGATGTCCGAAGAGATCGTAAAGCAGATCGTCGGGCCCGGCGCGGTGTGGCCGCAGATGACCTTGGCCGAGATCGCGGGCGAAATTCATCTTGAGGTCGCGGCCGGATCCACCGGCAAACCGAACCAAGCCGTCGAGATCGCCAATATGGAGAAGCTGCTTCCGCTTCTGATCCAGATGCCTTCGATCAACCAAGAAGAACTCGCGCGCGAAGTTCTGCGTCGTCTGGACGACCGGATGGACCTGACGAAGATGATCGTGGCCAACGCGCCGTCCATCGTCTCGCAGAACCAGAACG